ACCGCGTTACCTGTGTTAGCAAAACCTTATCCTGTGTATCCAACAGAATCAGAATTTTTGCGGTATGAATATGGATTAGCCAGCTTTTTCAATAACTCCAGCACAGCACAACACAACAGCATATATATACGGAAAAGTGACCGCCAGAGAAGATTTGATGGGCAGATAGTCTGTGGTATGTTGACGGACTATTCGGTGGGGAAATACTTGTCTATCAGGATTCAGACGATAAAAATAGTTGACAGAAGCGATCCTAAAAAAATGACTGACGAGCTTGCCTATTTATTCGGCGTTACTGCGTCAGCTATTGACAATATGTGTAGCGAAAATCGAGCGGAATTTATGGACTTTGTGGATGAACTAAAGAGAAAAGGGTTTTCAGTATTTCAATAGATTATTGAATTTTTCGATAATTAGGATCACATAACCATTAGCTCGGTGTTTGCGGCGAACCGAGTTAATGATTGTCGAAACTTACGCCAAAATCAACGCCTAATACTTTTTCAATTTTATGTAGCGTCTCTTCTGGGATATTCTGCTGCTCTTTTTCGATCCGATACCAATTCATAGGAGAAAACCCTATTTCTCTGCAAAGCTCAAGTAGCGGCTTTGGGCTAGATTTTCTGGCGGCTTTTATCCTTTCCCCTAGTCCGGGGACATCAATGGACATCTGTTTTGTAACTTTCATTGTTGGCATGGCGGTGATCTCAGTTATTTATAAATTTACCATAACTTATAAATTGGTACTTGACAACCTATAAAGTTATGGGTTATAGTGGTAGACATAAAGAAGGCAGTTGCTCAACTCCTGAGAAAAGTAAACAACTGCCTCCTGTCAACCCAATAAAAGGTTTAACCAACTATGTCACATCCAATCTACTCAAGTCAACAGTTATTAAATCGCGGTTTAGTTAAAGTCAAAAAAATCGCCGCTGACTTAGGCGTTTTGCCCACAGGCGACAAGAGACTTATTCAATCCTGGGTAGATGCAATCGTTAAGCATCAATCTACCCAGGTTCAGAAGATTGTAGAAGCAACAATTAATTTCAACTCTGAAAGCTGGGACAGCGAGGCTTATGAGGTAATCGTTAACAGTGAAGTCGTTCACCAATGTAGTAGCTACCAATTAGCAGAACGCTACTGCAAATGGCAGGGCTACATACTCGTAGACAGTCAAGCCTTAGCCCAAAACGAGTTAGAGGTTGAGTTAGAAGTGCAAGCAGCAGAGGCTTCTGAAACTGAAATCAGCTTTATTTCCTCTGATGACTTCTTTAATTTTGAAGCCATTGTACACAACGACGTACACAACGTCATTGCTACAATTGAGCGGGATTCTGATAATGGTGAATGGATTGCCAGAATGGGTGAAGGCAGTTTCTCATTTGATTCCTATGTAGATGCTGAACAGTATATTAAAGATGAGTATGTAGGCATGATTGAAGACGAGCGCGGCAGTGGTCGCATAACTCCCCCTATCGAAGATTCAAACTTTATCCATGATTTTGGGCAAAGCTACACACTCAGAGTTCATGGGGCGCTCGCTGGGGATATCTTCCTGGATGATGATCATGGCTGGACTATGAATGGTGAGGATTTTAGCCAAGACTGGCAGCCCGTAGCTAAAGAGTTGATCAGATTGACTCGTCGTGAATATGAACATTTGTTAGCAGCTTAGATAATTTTCTTGGGGCGTAATTGCCCCTATTCAAAAACATTTTAGAGGAAGATAAAGATTGTTTAGAAGAATTATTCAGAGGTTAAAATGATTGAACTAATTAAGGCGTTGATCAAAGCGCGGGCGGAGTTTCCGCCCATCGAAAAAGACAAAACTAATCCTCATTTTAAAATGAGCTATGCGTCGCTAGATTCAGTCTTGGACGCAGTTACCCCACACCTTTGTAAGAACGGATTAGCAATAGTTCAAATCATGGAAAAGGGGGGCATTTTAAAAACCCAATTATTCCATGAATCGGGTGAAGTTCTGACTTCGGAATATGAACTTCCTGATATTCAAGACTCTCAGAAAAAGGGCGCGGCTCTCACTTATGCCCGTCGTTATTCGGTGTGTGCTTTATTGAGTATTACAGCCGACGAAGACGACGACGCAAATAGCACAAAAACTAACGGCAATGGCAAACAATCAGCACTGGCTATTGGCGACACCATTAAACAAGTCAGGGAATTTTTAAAAGTTGATAAAAGCTGGGTTCTAGCTTGGTTGTCCAGTCATCAAGTTCCATCAATTAATGATTTAAAAAATGCCGATCAACTCATTAAAGATATGTGCATTGATTGGGCGATTTCCCAAGGGGCTGAAAATTCATCAGCCCTTGAAAGTTACACGGATAATGTTAAAAAAACAGATTTAACATCGGTTCAAAAATGGCAACAAGTGTTGTTTAGAGGTGGTCAATAATGCCTGATTTTAATATGCGGTGTAGATTGTCTGATCCAGGACAATACAGGTTGTCAAAGACTAAAATTAGTAGACTTGAGTTTGGCTGGTGGTATGTACGTTATTGCTTTGTTTTTCATCCATACGCAGCTTTTGACGTATTTTGCGAAGAATACAAAAAACAGAACAATATTGACGATGATGTTGAGGTTTTAGATATTTTTGATCATTACAAAGACTTCAAAGAACCATCAGGAATTTTGCCGACGCTAATTAATGAAGTGAGCAAATGTGTTTTCAGAATAAAACTCTTATTTAGTAAAGTAAAAGCTAAGGGTCTGCCATTTTAACCCGCCAAACCCCTGACCTGTTTCTTCCCTAACTTCCGTTCCCGTGTCTCTTTCTTGAACGGATAGATTGAATGAATTAGATAACCCGCTGCGTCGCTTAAATGTGATAGCAGCGGGTTATCGCTTTTATTGATGCCCTCATCACTCCATGTCACCTGTTCCAAATCCTTGATTAAGTTTTGGCAGTTAGCAAAGTGAATATAGCAACGGTTTTGGCGGAAAAGTTGATTAACTGAGTGAACCCGATTCACAACAAACGGGTTAGCGTCGGCAAACTTGCGAACCAAATAACCTTTGCCTCCCAGTGCTGCTAGTGGCTCTAATCCCTGAAAAACGATATCCCACGATGACAACCGACTAGCCGCAGTTCGAGCGCGTCCGGTGGCATCTCCAAATATCTGGATTTCTGGGGGTATGCCGTATTTCTCTACCCAGTCCACAATACTTTCTGTGAGTTCCCAAATGTCGGAGTCCATGATTGACCATTCCCGACAAAAATGAACCTCATTGCCCCGTTGTTGAGCCGCTAGACAAACTATAGGCGTGTGGTTAAAGTCAAAGGTTAGGAGTAGTGGTAAATTTGGGTCGTACTCCAGTAATTCGGCATCTTCACCCTGCAAAGCATGAACGGAGCGGGTAAAATATTTGTAAACTATACCGATGCTGGTATTAATAAATTTACCTTCAATCTCCTGAAGATACATTTCATCGGTATAGTTGGCTTTCAGCGACTCTACATAATCCTCGCCTGAGTGAATATTCTCCAGTGAGGATAAAGAAGCCATCTTGTAAAGTTTCTGTATCTTCTCTTCCCTAGCAGGGTCGCCAAATTTGTGGTAAACGTAATTGTACCCGGCGGGTGAAGTCGTCATTATCCCTTGTCCTTTCATCTCACCCGGTCCACGCCCCAGCCGTCCATCAATAGTTAAAAATGCCTGTTCCGATGCGTAGGCAAATTCATCAGCCCAAACCCATCTAATCTGCAAACCCCGCCCCGCTTGTGTTTTCCCTGCGAAATTGTTGGCAGATATCACGTAAACGAACGCCTTCTGATGTCCTATGTAGCATCGTTGACAATTAGCGATCGCTAGTGCCTGATCTTCCGGTGATTCTCTCCAAGGTTCAAGAGGGATATTGAACAGGCGACAAACTTCAACCAACGTTACCAGCGTGGCGCGGCTTAATTGCCCGTAATCGTTGGCGGTAATCATGCCCCGTGCTTTGGGGTCAAGTAATGCCCTGGTACACGCCCATACAGCACCAGCAAAGGATTTACCGCTATTTATTCCCCCAATTGCACCAACCCATCTATGATCTAACGGATCGGGCGTGTTCCATCCTGCCAACTCCAGAAATTCAGATTGTCCGCCGGGGTTAGGCGTGAACTTATCAAAGATTGTAATTGCACCAGCAGCCGGCGTTACCCTCGCTCTGGTATTTTGCTGTGTCTTGATCTTGTTCTTAGGATTTAATCTGGCAGGGGATGGAAAAATCATAATAAATTATCTTAAATATGCCTAATTATAAAGCCCGTTATGGCAACCTGAAAAAGCATAAGAAGAAATGCAGAAAAGCACACCTTAGAACTCATGGACTTTGTACGGTGTGCTTGGTTAATAAGTCGGAACAGGTGCATCACTCTAGTTATCGTAAGTCGGGGGATAGGTACGGCATTAACATTTTCCCCTCGTGTTTTCACTGTCATAAATATATCTGCCATAGTCCTAAAAATTGGATTGTTCACCCGACAGATCCAGAATGGAAGAATCACAACACCCCGGCATTTACTAAGATGCTACAGAGGAATTATAGGAGGATTCAGAAGTTTTACAATAAGAAACCCTAGACAAATAATAGTCCAGGGTTTTTGATTAGTTGCTGTTAATTGACTATTTTACCGCTTGAATAACCAGTGTAGTTGTTTCCGGTAATGCGATACCAGGATAAGCGACACGCCAAGCATCGTGGCTGTATAAATTTTTCTCAACAAACCTTGAGCATGGTACTTTTTTGATTTCCAGTCCCATTTGATTTGATACAGTTTTGAGTCTGTGCCACTTAAACCGAGTTTCTGAGATACCGTTAAATTTGGCTACACGAACGATAGAGGAATAATTGAACAACTCATCAACTGCTTCTGATAGTTGCTCATTTTGTTGCTCCAAAACAAAATAATGTAATTCCTCACCCTACCTTAAGTGACGTACTCCACACACTCCCTTTCAGGTGAGTGTGGGCTTCTCAGTGACTCCTCTATGAGGACATTAACTGAGCTTTAAGACCGTGCGCCCCACGGTTCTTTGGTTTTGAGATTTGTTTTTTGTTTTGTAGGCTGCATTTCTGCATTTAATTGGACTACACCTACTTTTTTATAATAT